CCGACGCTGCCAGCGCTTCCGAGCCAAGCCCTTTGCGGAGTGCGCGCTTGGTGCTCTCCCATTTTTTCAAAAAATCGCTGTTGTCCCCACCGATAAAAATCGTCATCGAAGCGTTCCCGGCCATAGTCTCACCCCGCTTTCACGAAAATAGTTTGACTTTCTTGCATACTATTGCTCAAAAACTATGCAAGAAAGTTTAATCTTCCTATCCAACTTCGTCATCCTACGCTGGCTAAAAGTTTTTTCATGTCCGTCTTGGCTTGTTCTTGCGTCACTTTGTGGTTTTCTTGTCTATCCCGGCCGAGCAGCATATCCACCGTAACCGGCTTTTTCAGGTCGCGCGACGTGCAAGTGTTGATAATGGAAGCAACAAAACCCGCTGTCATTATTTGTTCCTGCCTGGTTCGCCAGTGATAGCCTTCCGCCAGTTCGTAAAACTCGCCGAAGGTCAGCCGGCCAAATTCCCATGGCTTTAAACCCAACGGGCCATAAGCCACCGGCGCGGCCTTTTCGATCCACTGGGCTACGGTGGTCACTCGTTTCCCTCGTCTGTCTCCTCAGCGTCCTTTTCATTGGCCAGACTTTCCCCCATGATCTTCGAGGCTTTGATGGCTTCCCCGATCTTGCCGGCCAGTTCCCCGAAGCTGCCGCCGGCTTCCATGTATTCCTGCATCATCAGCCCCACCCGCTGCAGAGTGATTCCTTTTTCCGCATGCTTTAAGCCGCCCCACAGGAGAATGCGAATGGCCGAAAAGCCGGCCGCCATTGGATTGCTCATTACATAGAGCAGAGATTTTCCTCCCATCAGCTCTTCCATCTCGGCGGCTGAGTTAATATCGTAGCGAAGGCGGCGTTCCTTGCCGCCAATCGTAATAAACACCGGTCCTGTCATCGTTCATTCCTCCGTTTTTATACCACAGGTGCAACACCCGGAGTTGTATTCGCTGAAACCGGAGCCGCCATCAAACCGGCACATGTCCCGTTGGCTATGGCAATGTTGAGCGTGCTGTCATTAGCCGCCGCGGTCAAAGCAGTCAGTTCCAAGATAGCCCCGTAGCCGCCCACGCTGAATTTCGCGGCCACTGCGCTGTCTGCCGCCAGTGCTTCTCGGGCTTTTTGCGCCACCACGGCTGCCGAATCACCCTGCGCCACGGCGACGCTGATGGCTTTTGGCGAGCCGGTCATCCCGGCGGCAGTTACGGTAAATATGGCGTTGCCGGCCGTCGTAATGGCACCAACAACCTCCGCCGTTTCCACCTGTTTGGTGCCGTTCACTTCTTCCGGCGCACCAGCTCCGGCCAAAGTGATTTTATATGTCGCCACGCCGTCATGCGGGGATTCTTCGGACAGATCGGTAATGGCCGCATAGCCTTGGAATTTCGAGCCATCCTTCCTGACATAGCGCACATGCACCAGCTCGCGGCTCGCGAACACGCTGAGCAGCTTGGCCCTTCCCGCGTCAATGCTCATGCCCGAGGCGTCGGTCAGCATCACCGCATCGGCGTCAATGCTCCAGGACATCATGCCGGGAACGCTGGTTTTCCAGGCTCCCGACTGCTTATTGGATGCATCGATCTGCTCCGCTGTCAAACTCAAGGTTGCGCCCCGCTGACCGCCAATCACCGTCCAGACCGGCGTTTCGGCCGTCCCGGTATTCACTTTTAACAGAAAATCCACGCCATCGCTGGGAATTAAAGGCATCTTTCATCACTCCTTAGTATCAATAATCGTAAACCGAAAAGTTATCGTCGCTTCGCGGTAAGTGTCTAGGCGCTGGACCGAGTGGCTGTCCACGCTTGCAAGCACGACCTGCCACTCGCCGGTCAAGGCAAGCGGCGCGGTCTGGATGGTCGCGATGGCCTTATCGGCCAGCTCCGCCACTTCCTTGTCGCCTTGGTATTCGCTAATAATCTTGATGGCAGCCATGACATCCGCGCCGCATACCGTTTTGGTGCCCCAGCTTTCGGCGCTCGTGTCGGTCAGCACCACATAGGGCGGTTTCTTGCCGGCAGGGACATAGTCGTACACCGGGACCGTCATTTTGTTTTTCAGCCGCTCATATAGCGCCTTGTTGAGCGGCGACACCGGCGAGCGCTTCATCGTCTCACCTCCCGCTGCACCGCTTGGCGGATCTTCTCTTGAATGCCGGGCAATAGCTCGCGGCGCGCCCGCTCGGCAAAGTGCTTGCCCTTAACACCCCGTCTGGTGCCATATTCCTGCAGCGGCGCGTGCGGCGCCTTGGCCCTGACCATGCGGGTAATGCCGTACTTCCCTTTGCGGCTTACAATGCTTTTCCGCAGCATGCCCGTTTTGATCGGCGCCAGTTGGCGCTCGCGCTTACGCACTTCTTTTGCCCCTTGTTCGACTTCTTTTTCAACGGCCTGAGCGACATTAGTGGTCATGAGGTCACCGAATGAGATGCACTCGTCGATTCCGTCTATCCTAATCGTCGCCTGCATCGGCTGCCACCTCCCGGCATTCGAGCCTTAAATAGGCATGCTTTTCGTCGATATCAACAGGCGGACCGATCTGTTCAAAGATACGGCTTTTGTACCCAATCCGATCCGTCACCGCCACATCGCGCCGATAGCGGATGATGATGCGGTATAAAATCTCAGGCGTCAGCTGCTCATGTTGGTCGAGCGTTTTTGCCGCCACCGGCATGATCTTGGCCCATAGGGCGGCGCGGGGCGCATATTCGGCTGCATAGCCGCCTTGCCCGTCAGGCACTTTTATTTCCTTCAGCAAGGTAATGCGGCAGTTCATTTCGCCCGGATTCATATCATCACCTACCAGAGATGCGCGCGGTACGGTGAAAGCAAAGTATATACAACCTTAGGAATATCCTCGCCCGCGCGCTGTTCATATAAATGTCCCACTAAAATGAGCAAGGCTTGTTTAACCGGCATAGGTACCTCGTCTGACAAAGGTGCTTGCAGGTAATTTTCGCAGTGTTCTTTGGCCGCCAACAATAAGGCGGTGAGAAGGCTATCTTCCTCCTCACCGTCAATGCGCAGGTATTCCTTGATTTCCGTCAGGGTCAGCACTTCAGCCATGGCTTTCCATGAGGCCGGCGGCTTTCAGTTTGGCCAGAAGCGCATTAAAGTCCGCCACCAATTCGGCCACGCTTTCGGCGGTCGTGTCGGCCTGCGGCGCGGCTGGCTTAAACTGAACGCCGGCAATGTCGAGCGTGCCGCCAATTACGGTTTTCTCCCCGCCTTGCTCGGTGTAGTTTTTGACGTTACTCATAAAAGCCACCTACGCTTTCATTTGCAGTACTTTCACGGCTTCCGGCAAAATGAGTTTGCCGTCGACACGCTCGGTAGCCTTAAAGCCCACTTGCCCGGTTACGGCAAACAGCTCGTTTAACCGCTGGAAGCTCCGGCCCTGCCGATCGGCTACCCAGTAGTAGGAAAAGTCGCCAAAGGCGATGGTTTTGGCGCCGGCGGCAATGGTGGGTACGTAGGCCGAGGTTTTGAGCGGGCGGTTTAAGATGGTATCCGGCTGGCCTGCGGTGACCGACGGCTGCCAGAGGTATTGGCCGCTGCCGTCTTTTAGTTTGCGGATGGCCTTGACGGTGGCGTCGTTGGTTACAAAGACGGCGTTTTTGCGGTACGGGGATTTTAGGGAGTAGAAGAGGTCCATGATCTCGTCGAAGGTAATTGCTGTAGAGCTGGCGGCGGTAAGGCCAACTTCAGCGCCGCCGGTTGCATGGAAAATGCCGGTGGGCTTGCCAACGCCGTCGCCGATAAAGAAGGCTTCCTCCTCTTTTGCGCCAATGCGCCGGGCAAATTCCTTGGCGATATATCGCTCCAGGTTGAACACGCTGTCGTTTAAGAGTTCTTCGGAAACTTTGATCATGGTGGCCAGCTTGTAGGCTCCGATGGAAACCTGACCGAAAGCATCGTCGGCTTCGGGGATCGCGCCTTCCTCGTCCACCCAGGAAGCGGTGCCCTTGGTGGCGACTACCGGAATTTTCCGATCCCCCGAAGATGTGGTGATGATAGTGGCCAATTGCCGGAAGATGTTTTCTTCCTCCAAGGCTTCAACTAAAGTGCGTTCAAACTCATCAGGTACTAGGTAGCCGCCTTCCGTGTCGGCTCCCACTTGCAGGGCATTTTGCACATCAAAGCTGTTTTTGTTTTTCATCGCCTTCCAAAAAGCGGCTTTGTATTCGCTGGATGCCCTGCCGGTTTTTTCCGTCTCCTGGTGCTGGCTGGGCTTATTGGTAATGGCGGTGGTGGTAGGCCTAGACAGTTCGAGATCCAGCACCGCTTGACGTTCCAGGCGGTCGATTTCTTTGCCCAAGTTCACCACATCGGCTTCCATTTTTTCATAGGTGGCCGTATCTTCGGCCGATAAGAGGCCGTTTTCACCCCGCCGGGAATCTAAAAAAGCTTTGGCACTGTCCCAAAGCTTGGCGCGTTTTTCGCGCAGTTCCAGTATTTTATTCATAGTAAGTTCCTCCCTGTTTTTTATTTCAAGAGTTCCAGTCTTGTCAGCAGCTCTTTATACGGTGTTCCCGCCAATGCAGCCGGCCGCTCGGCTTTATCCCTGGGAAGCTTGGCGAGCAACGCGTTGGTGACGGTGAAGCGGTCAAAAATAAAACCCTCTGCCGCATCCTGTGTTTCTTCAGGCGCGTAGAGGATTTTATCGGCAAAGCCCAGTTCCACCGCTTTTTGCGCGCTGAACCAGGTTTCCGCGTCCATCATGCTTGAAATTTTGCTGCGGGGCAGGCCGGTTCGCTGCTCATAGGCGTTAATGATGCTCTCCTTGACCTCGTTCAGCATCTTGATGCCGCTCGCAAGGTCGGAAGCTTCACCAAAGACTATCGTGGCCGGATTGTGAATCATCATCATGGCGACCGGCGACATTATTATTTCATCACCGGCCATGGCGATTACTGAGGCGGCGCTAGCCGCAATTCCGTCAATCTTGACGGTAACTTTGCCCTCATACTCCTTGAGCATGGTGTAGATCTGGCTGGCTGCGAAGACATCGCCGCCTGGTGAATTGAGCCAAACGGTGATGTCGCCGGCGGCGCTGTTTAGCTCGGCTTTAAAGTTTTTCGGGGTGATATCGTCGTCAAACCAGCTGTCCTGGGCGATGTAGCCGTCAAAGTATAGGGTGCGGCCCGCTTCGTTTTTTACCCAGTGCCAAAATTTTTTCATACCCATCTCCTCATCTTGAATTTTGAAATGGACTTATTGGGTTAAGTTTTATTCTCACCACCTCCGTATTTGCTCGTCCATGCCCCGGCACTCGCCATATCTACAAAGTTGCCGTTGACCAAAAGCTTGTTGCCGCCCAGTTCATCGGGTATTAGGTTCATTTCTTCCAGTTCGCGGATGTCATTGGCCGACATGATCCCGTTCTGCCGCATAGTTTGGTAAAAGGCTGCCCGTGCGGCCGCATCGCCCCGCAGGCGGCCGTTTAGATTGAACTTAATGCAATACAGCCGCTTTTCCGTTTCCGAGAATAGCGCCCTTTGCAGGGATTGTTCAATTCTCGTCACCCACGGAACGATGGTGTTGTCGATAAAGCTGATGGATTGGTGCTCAATGTTTGAAAAGGTCGCCCGGTCAAGGCTGGCAACCAGATGGGGCGGCACGCGGAAAATCCGGCAGATTTCTTCAATTTGGAACTTGCGGGTTTCTAAAAATTGGGCCTGCTCCGGCGGAATGCCGATAGGCTGGAATTTCATGCCCTCTTCGAGTACGGCGACCCGGTGAGCATTGCCGCTGCCTTGGTACACCGCGTTCCAGCTTTCCCGGATGCGCGCCGGGTCTTTGACCACGCCAGGATGCTCGAGTACGCCGCCGGGACTTGCCCCGTTGGCGAAGAACTTGGCGCCGTATTCCTCGGTGGCGATGGCCATGCCGATGGCGTTTTTGGCCATAGCGATCGGCGAGTAGCCGATCAGGCCGTCAAAGCCAAGCCCCGGAATGTGGAGGACTTCATAATTCTTGAGGAAATATGTTTGACCGTCTTTTTCGTATTGGTAGTACAGCTGGCCCTGGTCGCTCCGGCCCACGATCATCTTATTGGGCAGCAGCGGATACAAACCGACCACTCTCCCCCGCCCGTCCCGGATAATTTGGGCATAGGCATTGCCCCATAACAAAAGATGACCCATCAGTGTTTCACGAAACACGAATGAGGTCATCTCCGGGTTTGGCTCGCTGTGGAGCAAATAGTAAATTGGATGGTCTAGGGCTTTTTCTTTGCCGCTAACAGTATATCTGTAGGTGTGAAGCGGCAGGGAAGCGATGGTTTCGGCCAGTATCCGCACGCAGGCGTAGATCGCGGTGGTCTGCAGCGCCGTCCGCTCGTTGACCGTCTTGCCGCTGGAGCTTGTGCCGAAGAAAAAGCTGCAGGCGCTGCCCCAGAAGGTATTTTTCGGACTGGCTCTTGTGGGAAAAAATCTTGATAGAAATGGGATTTTCATGCGTCACCTCCTGAAAATGGGCGAAAAAAAAGCACCTGCCATCAACAGATGCTAATTACAAAAGATAAATCTATCGCTTTTCGATTTGAAGTTCTACTTTTATACATTCCTCACAGTCTCCATTTTTGTTAACATCTACAACTTTACATGAAATTTGTGCATTAGATTTAAGCAATTCACTCACACTTTGTGTATAATAACGTGGTAAATATCCTAAAAAATCATTTGATTTACTATTAACTATTTTAATTGCATTAGGATCATATTTATTGTCGGGTTCCGGCTCAAGACGCAATGTATCGTTGACGCTTACTGGGACAGACTTGTCACATTGTTTCCCTTCACACCCCAAAGCAAAGCCTGTACCCGCAATAGAAAAGCGTCTTACAATACTCGTTTCTTCATTATCAATAAGTATTGGGTCAATAAATTCCAAGTTATCAATAGGTAGCTTTGCCCCGCTACGCTTAAGAAGTTCGTATGCATCATATTTCTGTAACTGATATTTCTTAAGAATTTCTTCAATATCTTTTCTTTTTGGATCTGGCAATCTGCTTGCAAATACTGAAAATAATTCATCGTTTCGATAGACCTTTTCGGGGTCTTGAAATGCAATTAATAGCTCAAATCCTGCCTCAATCGCATCTTTATATTCACAGTCGTATGAAAATTCATATTGCCCATTTTTTGACAATTTCCCAACAATATATCTTTTTTTCTTTTTTGGATCTTTCCAAACTAGAAATAGATAATCTCGACCATCTTGCAGAGACATTTTACGCCTCCTTTCGGTTTAGTATCTCCCTTATTATTCCAACTTTGTCAATTAAGAAGCGCTTTATTAATTCTTTGCGCTGTTCACTCAGTATTTCTATTGGATATTTAGCAAACAAAGAATCTAAATTTTCAACGGTAATTTTCTTGCAAATTTCAACCAATAATTCATAGACATATTTAAAATATCTATCATTATCACAAATATATTTGAGAACTTCTTCATGCGTTGGTGTTTTTTTGTTTTTCTTATCCAACCTAACAATCGAGCGAGATTTAGTTTTTACTAGTGCATTCCAACGGTTCTTATCATTTCCCAATAAGCTAGCTATCTTGTCTTCTGGAACATAACAACAAAGTGAGGAACTATTATCATATAAAGGCGAAAAGGTATAGGTTTTATCGCCTTTACTAATAATTGCCCAGTTATTTTGATGTCGATCCGAATTACCTATTAGGTAATCAAAAACTAACATTTTGAGCAACTCTGGTAATAACCCATATTTCTCAACTGAGTTAACAATCATCTCTAAAGAATAGTACTCTTCAGTTGATTCATCATACATTTTTTCCGCACTATAATTGGGATATAATTGGTTAATTAACCAGATTCCCTCTATAAGCGCTTCATCGTCTTTGTTTATCAAAAAACTCATTGATCCTTCACGGCCATTATAAATTCCGATTTCTACATGCGCACATGGAATTCCCAGCAATGCCGCTAATTCGGAAGCCAATTTTTCGGAAATATGATCCTTAGTATTAAGATCCTTTTTAAATTTAAATAAGCCAATTTGATTGGTAGCTAAATTTTTTAACCATATTTTTTCGCTACGCCCACTACCTTCATGGAATCCTTCGTAAATCACCCAATCACTAAAATCCTTAAACATCCACCCCTCCAAGTTTAACAAAAAGCTAGCTATCAAACTTTACCTTTCCTAACATTATAACTCATTTTTGAATCAAATAGTCGAACAAAAATAAAATTATCGCTATCAATCTTAATCTTTGTTTATACTATACCGCCACCTATAGCACCAATATTCCCCTCTCGTCATACACGCTCCCGCTATAGCCCCCATTTCGTATCGCCCGATCTAAAGCCATAATTAGAGCTACTGCACCGTCAATGCGCTCGGTGCTTTTTTCTTTGTCCGGCTTGATGTTGCCGGCCGGGTCGGTTTTGACATAGATATTATCCATCATCCAGCGCAGCACCGGATTGCCGCCATGGGCTATCTTTTTTTCCAAGGTCAGTTTCATAAGCTCTTTGGTTGCCGGCGACATATCTTTATAGCCTTGGCCAAACGGCACAACGGTAAAGCCCATGCCTTCCAGGTTCTGCACCATTTGCACCGCGCCCCAGCGGTCAAAAGCAATTTCTTTGA